GTGAACTCGCCGTGCTTAAAAGTTTCTATATTAGTATTATTTTTGTTGGTCTAATGGTTACTAAACATTTCAGCGCCACAAGCCGTCGCCAAACGCCGTGAACTCTTTACTCAATGTTACATAATCATTATACCGATTTTATATTTATGTGAGACTCTAAGTTAGTTTTATTTACAAATTTACATGGCTTTCTTCTTGAACTATTTATATCGTTAGACTTTCTAATGCTGTTGTTATAGCATCACCAACAGTACCTATTGCAGACACTGTTGGTTCAGGTACAAATTTCATAGCTTTGCTGGCTACATTCATTACTGATAGTGCTTTATTATACCAATGGTTCTTTTGACTAGCTGGAACAGCTATTGGTGATTTTGACATTACTTGATCTACCATATCAATGGATTTTGGTGAATTCCTTTTAGATTCCTTAGTTAATTTGACTAATGCTGAATTAATTGCTACCTTATATTCAACACAAGTAACTACATCTAACCTGAATTGTTGACCTGATGCAGCTCCTGAGATATTGACAAACTGTGGGGTCCATGATGTATCGAACCCATTAAAGCAACCTTGAATACCACCATTTATATAACCTACAAATGGGGCCAAACCGGCTACAGCAACACCACCAGAAAGTTGAGCCTCAGCCACGGGAGTTAAAGGTATATCATAGTAATCTTTCCATAAAGTTGATGGGTCAGATTTCCTTAATTTACCTACAACATTCTGCTCTGGCCTGAGCACAACAGTACTTGGTGTTATTGCTGTTGGCAACAGATTTCCATCTATAACTAGCAACTGGTTATTTGGACCAGTGAAAGTTGCAGGTGTTCCATCTGTTGCAGCATCTCTTATTGTTATTGTATTTGTTTGTGCTTGTTGTATTTCAGCTTGTATTGGTACTTCTGACACAGTGACTATTCCTGAACAAAGTGCACTTGGTCCTGTATAAGTCAATACGTAGTATTGATCTACAATTCTAAAGTGTGTTTGTGCAAATGGCCCCTGTGCCCAAATACCAATATTTGATACATTTGGATATTCACTCATTTGTGCTGTTGGATACCAACCAACGGCGGTGTTCTGACCAAATGTTGGTTGATTAATTGCTGAACCATTGATTGTCATACCTGACGTGGCAGCTAGAGAATTTGGTTTAAATACTGCTGTTATAGGAATAGCAGGTAGTACTATAAACCAGGCAGTTCCACTTGTAGAACAAGTGAAATCAACGAATTGTCTATGGTCAACTACAATTCTCCTTACTGCTCCATCAGGTATGCTGGCATTTCCACTACCCATACCTACACCTAATCTACATTTTAGATACTCCATATCCAATCCCATATCGAATGGTTTTGCTATTCTTTGTGAAAATGGATTTGAAGTAGCTAAAGCCTTCTGTACATTTTGAACAGTTCTAGGTGCTAGATTCATACTAGGACGTGTTTTCAAAGACATTAAAGCCTTTGGTTTCTTACGTTGTTGTTTTCTTTTTGGTGCTTGTCTTTTAGGCATTTTAAATCAAGTTGGCGACCTTGATGATAATTTTTATACTTATTGATTAGCGTAACAAAGTTTTTGAGCTTTGTCATAGGCCCTAGTACTCGCTCCATTAACCCTTGCATCAAAGTATCTATACCGAAAGCTCGGTAGAAAGACTCTCTTGTTTCAGGATGGATGTCTTGCACCTGAAGACTTGGTTCAAATGTGGATTTATAATCCTTAAAAGAATCAATAGGGCGCTTTCCTTCAGCTAATTCTATAAGTCTCAATGAAAAATTTTGCAAAATAGGTACTCCTCTATTTTGCGCCAACTCGCATAATCCAATTGACATCAAATATCTGTTAATGGCTTTAGAATAATCAGTTATCATGCAGGTTGCCCTACTGATAACCCTTTCAGGATTGCGGATTAATCGATAACCATCTGGAAACCAAACGGGAGAAGACTGACAAAATTCCAATTCTTCCAGTACTATAGTGGATTTATCCATCTTCGTCACTTGATTATATTTAGTGAAGAAAGATAAATCGAATTTGTGGTAATCAGAGTCTTCTATAATTAAAATAGAATCATCTCCGTTACAGACTATAGCACTTTTTAGAATACCACACTCCTCAACTACGCTTTTAATAATTAAGTAGTTAAGAATTGTGTTTCCTAAAGAAGTATTGTACTCTCCTGACATTCTCCTCCCTTTTGTTTTATATCTAACACCATTTTGGGTTACTCCTATATTTTTAAGTTGTTTCTTTAACAAATGTTTTAAATGCCTATTTTTTGTCACATCATTATATATGGAATGCTCAAGTTTTAAAAGATCTTTGGTTACATGGGCATCCCAAGCAGTATGATCTAAACATATATATCTTGGTTGTTTGAAATCTTTACTAAGTTCTAAAATCTGGCTCATTAATGCCTTAGAATCTTTACCTCTACCAATAATAGATGACAAAGTTTGTCCTCTAAAAATAGTTTGACTTGTCTTGATATGTTCGTCCAAAGGTTTTAAATATTTATTCAAACAGGCTAAATATTCATAGGACCTGTGTTGAATCATTCTAGGGGCCTTTGTTTCTAACTTATCAGTCGAAAATTTCTCTATTTTTATGAAAGCTTTAACTTTGCTATCTATTTGTTTACCTATTTTAAGGTTTTTAAAAGCATTGACATACCTAGCTCGCAACATACCCACTTTATCTTTTAACACTTCAGTCATAGTGGCAGGCTTATAACTGTAGTTTTGTTGCACAGCTGATGTAAATTGTTTAGTCAATCCTTGTAAAATACTAGTGACTCCAGTGTTTATATTTGGTGTCATATGTCTTTGCTGTAAAGATTCTAATTCATTCCTAACATCTTGTCGAAATACCCCTTGGCCTTTATAAGCTAAAAATGATGGGATTTTTAGTATATTATAGGACTTTGTTGTTTTGTGTAAGTCTACAGAAAACCTAGTGTCGATGCTCTCTCCATTAAACAAGGGGATTTTGCCTAATATAATGGGATCCTTTTGAAGAGCCTCAACTTTCTGTAAACATTTTTATAGTACTTGGTCATCTTTTACTCGATAAGTTAATTTGGTTTTTGGTCTAATTAACTTAACCATTGGGTGTCTGGCCACTTCGCTTCCGAAGAGAACAGTTTTCTTAGCACACTTACCCAAGTCTCCAGCTAATGTTGCATTGTAAGCTTCTAATGACCTCCTAAGATTCGTGTTTCTTAGGGCACGTCTAAACTCGAGTTCGGGTTTATCTATGAAAAAGGCATTAGTTACAGATTGCATTAGCTCTTGATAGTCACTTTCATTATCCAGTGTGCTCCCACGTTGTATTAGATATTGTCTTGCATCTTGTACCATAGTTGTTAACATTTCTAATCGTCTCACTCTAAAAGCATGTTTTATTTTTAGATAGTAGATAAGTTTAGTATATTTAGACTTATTTTCATAAGTTTCATATCCTGTCTCATCATCTATAATAGGTTTGTTCTTCCAATCAGTAGGATTTCTATAAATTTCAAATTCATCAGGTAAGGTAATGTAGCCTTTAACCAGCTCATGTAATATAGGGTCATTGGTGGTTTGATCCATAACGTTAAATATTGGTATTGCCGCTATGGTCAAACAATCAGTGAACATTTTACTTGTTATTACATCTGTTTTATAAAAATTCAACCAATCAGTCCATAAACCTATTTGGTTAACCACTCTTGATTCTACAACCTCTAAAACTTCTCTAATGACATTGATATCTTCCATTTTCCAGTTTTCCCTGTTATAATCAGCATTAAGATTGTACAATGTCCTTAGTTCAGAAGTAAAAGTTACAGCATCTGGTGTAGTTAAGCATGCAGTTTTAAAGTTTTCACGATACCTTTGTAAGAAAGGTTGTTGCCGTTCAACCTTTCTTCTAGCTTTATCTTTCCTTGTATAGTAAAAATAATTAGCTAATTTATTAAAGTGGGTACCTAGTGTCTTATGGCGATTGACACTTTGGTCAGTTGATACGAGTTGTAAGGGTGTATTCGTATGCATAGTTAGTATAGATTAACTTCGATTTTATTACTGTCTGTCAAAGTTTAAAACAGACCCATGGCTACCAATGGGCTTTTCATCCTAAGACATAGCTCAGTCTTAGGAGAACTTTCTAGTGTAGGGGCTATTATCTCCCCTACTTCGGTCTCACCCGAGGCGTATCCCGGCAAAGATACTAGAGTTTGTCATGAATTTGGGTGTGTCATGACTTGTAATGTAATGTATTTTCTGTTAAATATAATGACTCCCCTTCTACCAGTGTATCATTATCATTAAATTGTTTGTCGAGCTCGTCAGCTTGTTTAAGGCCATCGATCGTTACATAACTTTTGATTTGTAAATACTTAATAGGATTGGATATAGAATATAACAGAGCCTATTGCCCATGGGCTATGAACAATAGGATGCCCACCCTTGTATCCTCTCCCCCTATAAATACAAATCATCAAACAGGTAACCAATGTTCGATTACTCACAAACAACTCTTAAGCTGCCACATAAGAGTTATAACCTTTAGCCGTGGTATACTTACGGCTCTAAATACATTATCATCATCCCAGAAGGCTTGCCCCAGCCAACGGGTTTAGTGTTTAAGGTACACATAGTC